CTCCGTTAGTCCATCTTGTGTAATGTTTTACTGCTGTATACAATCTTGTTTTATAACTTTTTCTACCTTTTATTTCAAAGTAAATAGCCATCTCTTGTAAAATTGATTTTAATTTAATTAATTTATCATTTGTTCTAGCTAGTATTAACCAATCACCTTCATGCAACGGCACATCTTCTATTGATGTTATGTGATCAACGCTCCCTCCTTCAGGACGTGAAGCCCATTGTTTTTTAATTCTTCTGTTGTCCGGTATACGATTTAATATTTGATCTGCTATTTGTTGTACTGCTTGTGGTACCCTGTAAGATTGTGGCAGAATAATGTTTTTAGCAGGCTCATCTTGAAAACGTTGCACGTCTGCACCAGCCCAGCCATAAATAGCTTGATCATCATCACCAGCTAAGATAACATGTTTAGAGTTTTTCTTAAGTATATCATACATTTTCCACTGTATTGGCGATAAATCCTGTGCTTCATCTACAAATATTACATCATATTTCGGACACAATTTGGC